ATCCTCATCTGCATTCATAACCTTCACTCCGTAGGCCCGCCAGAGGAAGGCAATGTCGTACATTCCGTTTTGGAAGGTTTTCCTAGTCTTTGGATCGAGTAGAATGTCTGTGATAAGTCTCCAAGCCTCTCTCTCACTCGCTGGATTTGTGAAGTAATTTCGTCCTGTTCGCGAGGGTCTAACGAATGGAATAACGATTGCAATGTCTGGTTTCGGCGCGAAGCCAATGCACGTAATTGCTCGTCCAGCTGTTTCAATGTCGACAGAAAGTCTTTGGCACCCATCAATGTACTCCTGTTTGAATCTTCGGATATCGTCAAGACTTGGTCCGATCCAGATTTCACGTTTCGGTCTCCTTATTTCAGGGAACTTTGCTTCGCGAGCGGCTTTGATAAAATCTGCGACTGTAGTCGGCCGGTATTCCCAATTCCGCATAACTGCCGCCGGGTGATACACCGGTAAAACCTTATACCCCTTCACTGTATGAGTAGACAGGTGGGTAGTTCCTCTAATGGTTGATATTCTAGTTGTTCCAAGAAGAGCCCAGCATGGAGTATTTCCACAAGCAATAATAAGGTTTGGGTCCTGGTCAATGAGTTCTGTGGCAAGACGATCGATTTCTGACTCAAATTCCCTTCTAAAATACTTAGACTTTCCGAAGGAAGGAAGACCACGAATTCCGGCGTCCCGTGGGCCGCATAAATCTTCGATCTTGTTTCCGCGTGGCCGTATGTTAAATACATTAGTTCGATAAATCTCCGGGTGCATTCGCCAGACCATATCGATAAGCCTAGGGTCTCGATCCGCCCAGAATTTGTATATATAATTCTGATCTTCCGAGGTAAGTTCAAGGACACCACCTTCGTGTAACATTCGGAGGAGTTCTATGCCTGAGGAGCCAACGAAGGCCTGTTTGATTCGCGCTTCGTTTTCTCCCCAGGCTTCGCCGAGGATTACGATTTCAGTCATCGTGCGGTACGACGGTAGGCTTCGTAAAGGCCTATAGCTAGCATTATCATGACTGAGATTATAACATCATCTGGGGTCATGGTGATTCTCCTTTATGCCAACCACCCCCAGGGCGCGAGTGGTCTGAAGACTCTCCCTGAGGGTGGCCTGGGCGTTAAGCTGAGATCGAGTACTCCAGTAAGCCGGTGACCGACCGGTGGCGGACAAAGGGGAGGGTCCCCTCTATTTCTACGACTCCAAAGGCCCGGTAAGGTCGATTTCCCAGTATACTCCCTTCCCATCCTTCGACGGAACATGTTTCACATGGCCGATGAATTGCTGATTCGGACTTTGGTCAAGAAGAACCCTAGTCGGGACCTTCCCATCCTCGTTATCGAGCTTGAGATCATCAACCAGGAACTCGGTAAGCCGGTAGGCGGACTTCTCCGTTAGATAGAACGTAATCGTAGTCTGCTTGCCGGCAAGGCCACCGATTTCGGCCAAGGATTCCTGATCGACATCATCCAAAGCCGCCACAGGCGCGACTGTAAACTCTGCGAACTCCGTCTGCTTCTGCGAGGACTTGTCCAGTCGCGGAAGGCCTTTGGTAACCCACACATACGATCCAGTAGGCATCGGCGGGGGACGCTTGATGTCTCCTGACGGCCGGTCGAGAATCGAAGAAAACTTTCCTGCTTCAGCCATAGGCTCTTTTCTCCATGTTGAAAGGCCAGAATGGAAACGGCTCATGCAGTAGCGGCCTTGACTGCCCACATGGCTGCGTCTTCGTAGTAAGTCTGGGCAATAGAGCAGAGGCGCCCAATTTCACCAGCTTCCGAAGTGCTGATGTTTGGATTATGCTTTGCTCGCTCAGTGATTTTAGCGCACATATCAATAAGCTCTGCCGACTTCGCCTTGATTTCATCGACGAGTGAGTTTGCCGATGGGTTGAAAGCGGCTCGCACTCGGCGCTGGCCGAAGGTCTGCCGCGGTTCCGGGGTCGGGCTGTCCGGGGGGAACAGGCGATTGTCCGTCATCTTTCATTTCCTCTTCTGTTAATGGCCCGCGAAGTAGTTCAAAGTACGTCGCGAGGCCGGTTTCCACTGGAAGTGAGTCTGGCACTCCAGATGGGATTCCGTTGGCAAGGTCGATCATCGCATCGGATTTAAGCTGGATCGTGCGCTTACCTGCAAGGTTCTTGAAGCGAATGTAGTTTGGGAAGTATTGAGGGATTTTCGGCGATAGGGCCTTGCCTACGCCCTGGGGAAAGATTTTAGAAGTCTTGTCCGGAAGTTCCATATACTGCCCATGGCAAATCACAATGACGTTCGTTCCAAAGGAATCCGAAGTCATCATTGCTAAAGTATTCTCTACGGCGTCTTGGGCGTCGCCATAGGTAGCTCTAGGGTCCGAATCTCCTGACTTACCGACAGGAGTAAGTGGTTCTCGGAAGTCATACGCAGCGTCACAGAACCGGCTAAGCGAATCGAGGACAAGTATGCAATTCGTTCCCCATTTGGATGGAGCTCCAAGGTCAATTTCAACCCCTTCGGCAGTCTTATATTTCCACCGGTCAAGCATTTTAAGGCCGTCAGCAAAAGCTCGCGGAGTTCCGTCAATGACTGGTCCAAGCGCAGTGTGCTTTCGTCTATCTCGTAGAGGTCTAAATTCGACATTGTCGATTTTCTCCGGACATTGTTCCATAATGAGTTTGTATAGGATATCAAGGAGGTTGTCATAGTCGAGAATGCGGAGTTTGTATCCGGCATTGACAAGACTTACGAGACTTCCGGTTTTGCCGCTTTTGGCGTCGCCGAGAAGGAGGAGTTTTGTGAATCGCTGGGATTTGTGCTGGGAGAGGGAGGGCATAAGTCGCAGTCCTTGTGTTGAACATCGCCGTACCTGAGTTCGTACTTCTGTTCGGCTAAGACAGGCTTGCCACATTTTGGACAAGTTGGGCCTAGCGAACCGCCAACGGATTCCATGGTTCCACCTTTTCAAAATCGCCAGCGAGGAATTTCTCGCGGACCTGTGGGCTCTTTGAGCATATCTTCCTGAACTTACATCCTCCATACATACCGCAGGCGGTATCGTTCATAGGCCAGTAGTTGTTTTTCGCGAATTCCTCCGCAAGGGCAAACCAGTAATGGAGGTCATTGACCCATTCGTCAATTTGATCCGGATTACGATAGGTGAATCCCCTCTCAAATCTAGAAAATCCAATCGCAACTTGAGCTGCATCGATAATGACACCCCGTATTCCGGTATTAAACAATACCTGACCCGCCAATGTATATAACGACATCTGGTTTTCTGGATCGAAGTTGTCAAAGTAGTATCCCTCCGGGGTTGTTTTGGTGGTTTTTCTATCCATGACAAATAGTTCGTCGTTGAAGGTGACCACGCGGTCAAGGTGGCCGCAGAGGAGATAGGATTGAGCTTCGTTATTTTTGACTATATATTTCTGTTCGCCAGCGCCTACTAGTTTGGTTGCATCGGCTTTCGGCCCCCAGTCTAGACTAAATCTGAAACTCAACTCACACCCGATCTTTCCGTTCTCAAGAACCACGGTTTTGGTAACATCGCGTTGGAATTTTTCAAGGTACCAGATAACAGTTCGCGTTAGGGTTTTACGGTTCTTGTAAGGGTTATCCGAGTCCCAATCCCTAGTGCGAAGAAGAAGTTGCCTAACTACATCATGTAAAGCATGCTCATGTGAAGATTCTTCACTCATCAAAATTTCGTAATCGTGTAAAGCCTGGTGATACTCGATCCCGAACCTCAGATGAACATTATCCTCCTTCGGCTGCCAACCTTCAATCATCTGATAGTAATACAGCCTTGGGCATCGTTTCAGATATCCCAGACTAGTGCTGTCCCACGCATACTGTACTCGAGTGCCTGGGATGAACGGACTGTCGACACCAATTTCTGACACAGCTTCTGCCGAATCCGGTAAGCTTGACGATGCGTCCATAGCTAAATCCCGCTTTTCTGGCCCTGCGAATTATCCATATCATCCGGCTTCGCTGCTTTGCGGAGAGTTTCAATCTCCCTTGTGAGATACCAGCGAGCCTTCTCAAGGTCTTGGATATGATTATTCTTCTTTCCGCATCTGGATATATATTTAACGCAGCAGCCGAGGTTATATCCAAGTTCCCAAGCCTCGATGACTCGGATGGTTTCATATATGTCTCCGGCGCGGTAGTGGGAAGGATGGTTGACTGGATCGTGATCCACGTTTCTTCCTCCAGTTGTACGACGGGTCTTGGTTGACGCTGGAATCGCAATTACGACAACGGAGTTCATTGAAAGCAACTACTACATGTTCTGGAAATGTCATTAGAACCTCCGTTTCATCGGTTCAGGCTTTGCTATCAGCCCTAAGCCGATTAAATCCACCTTCTTGCCTTCGGCCTTAGTTGATTTCTTCCCGTCATCATACTCCCCTCGCGCTTTGCGTTGGTACGCGATGATATCGTCGATGTCTTGGTCAGAGAGTTTCAAGGGGTCTTCGTTCATCAGGTCGTCGAGTTCACGGGTCATGAATAATCTCCTCTATGAGCGCGACTTAGGCCCATTTCATCGAGTTCATCTCGTTGTTGGTAGTTTGTGATTTCCCTTCGCATGATCCTGCGCAGTTCCACGCTCCACCCGTGTCCGAACCTCTTTTCAAAGAACTTAATATCATCTTCATAAAGATTCAGGGTCACCTTGCGTAGCGTCTCTGATGACATCTTTCGCCCTTTCTCTGTCCATGATACATATCCCAACTTTCGTCTTGACAAGGCTCAAGCGATCCAAATCCTTGTCCCCAGATGAAACCCGTGCGGTATACAATGTTTGCATCAAGTAGTTATGGTCGTTGGTAGGGATTTCAAGGCCGATTTTGGCCTGCGCAGCGCGATACCAGAGATTCATGGCATCTTCGTGGGAGATCATTCAATGGCTTCCACATGACTGGGCGCCAGGGACTTTTCAAGATACACCCACCATTCTTCATTTTCATCGATTCTTACCGTGAAAACAAATTCGTCATAGATGCTTGCACCATGCATTTTTACCCCTTCTGGAAATGCCTTGGCGTTGAAGTTTCGATCAAGCTGGCGAGCCCTGTTTAGACGAAGTCGGTAGGTCATCGCAGCCGAACGGCTACCGATATGGATTCGCGATCCCTTGGCTTCTTTCAGCGCCGAATCCATTACGTCGTATTCTTTTTGGTACGAAAGGCGACTGGTAGACATTGTCATTTCAACTGGTCCTCTCTGGATGGAGCCTCACGAATGGATTTCAATCTTGACGGTCCGAAAGAGATCGCGATACAGGAATTCTTAACCCGTAGTGTTTTGCCTACCAATAGTTGAAACATATCCCAAGCTGAAAGCTCGACAACAGTATCGCCAAAAGCACCAAAGGTATACCAATGCTTCATTTAATTCTCACACTGTCGATTTCGTAAAGCTCACGCCTTGCGCGGGTGGTGATAACATACTTCAGATTCAAATCCTGATCATCGTCGCGACAAAGCCAGGGATCGAGGTGATAAACAACGTCAAATTCCAGTCCCTTGGCCTTATGCCCGGTGGTAAGAGTTATCGTCCCCCGCTGCGCAAATAGATGCTCCGCGTGATCAATGGCGAGGCCGAGGGTCTTTCCAAACCCTGCAAAAACCTTCATACACTCCGCGATGTCGTTGGCGGTTTTGTTTTCGCGATCGAGTTTTTGGTTTCTCCAGTTCTCAATAGCCGACACGACTCCCGCAAGGGGCATGTCTTCCGAGCCCAGTCTGCGCATGATAGCAATAATCTTTGGACCGATTTCTGAACCGGAGACGGTAACCGAGCGTCCCGCTTGCAAAAGACGCATTGCAAGGTTAAATAGCGGGGCGTTATTGCGACAAATAATAGCCGCCCCGTCAGGGATCGTGGAGATATTGAGGTCCTTGAGGATTTCATACTTCCCCTCCTCTTTCGTCCATCGTAACGCTGGTGCTCTCCACCGTGCGGCTTCGACTATTGGCTTAGGACAACGAAAGCAGAGCGAGAGCGTAAACGTCTCGGCCTTGAAGCGATCCGTAAGCTCTTGCATCGATTTCGTTTTGGCGCCGCGAAAGGCGTAAATCGATTGCCACGGATCACCAACCGCAATAAGCCTGCCTCTAGCGAGTTTGTCCAGCATGGAATGATTAAGTGGTGAAAAATCCTGGGCCTCGTCTCCCATGACAAGGGGATATCTCGGGAATGTCCCTCCGAACAAAGTGGGCATATATAGTTGATCGTTAAAGTCGATATAACCATCGAAGGCGGTTTGGATGGATAGGGCAAGAACTGCATCGATAAGGTCAGATGTAAGTTCGTCGGGTTTTTCTTCGAGAGCGGCATGCAATTGTTCCTTAGTGGACAAAGGCTTTACGTTCCGATACTTCCCTTCGGGAATATACCCCAGGGCCTTCGCCATGCCTACGCCATTAACGACTTCCCAAAAGCAATCCCAGACCTCGCTAGCGGCAGCCTTTGGCATTTCTTTGATCATCTCGCGGAGGAGATC